AGAGGAACGCCGCCAGACTGCTCCTTCTTAGCGCCCATCATTTCAGCAAGGCGCTGCTGCTCGGCGGGATCGATAACGGCGACTTCAGTGGACATTCGGAACTCCGTCCTTTGACTGCTGGAGTCCCAAAGGTACCTTAAGAGCGCCCTTGGCGCAACCCCTAAGGGCGCTCTTAGGGTAGTTTCTATGCCGCCTGAGCCTCTAGAGCGACTTCTTCCATCTCCATCCAGTTGGGTCCGGCCTCGATCTCGATAGCGAGAGGGACAGAGAACTCGTAGTCAAAGCGTTCAAGTATCTCGTCGTGGAGATCCATCGCTTCAGACAACGCGCGACACACCACAGGTAATTCGTTGTGGTACACGTCCACCACGATACTGTCGTGGACCGTCAGGATCAGCTTGGAGCGAAGACCTTCTCGCTTAAAGATTCTCTGCGCGCGTATGCAGGCCAGCGGAACCAGATCCCCAGTAGCAAATCCTTGAACGGGATAGTTCACGACCGCAGTGGCGTTCGTGATGCGCCCGGACCTCAGCCGCTTGGCGTCGGGGAAGTAGTATTCCCGCCCCGACGGAATACGCACAATGCCATTCTTCAGTACGCCGTCCATCCACTCGCGGTGCTTTCGCGCCATACCCGTGTAGATGTTAAAGAACTCTTTGAAGTACTGTTGTATATGCGGTGGTTCGTTAGCTCCCTGTCCACCATATAATGGAGCAAAACTATGGGCCTTAGCGGCTTGCCGCATCTCCTTAGTGACCTCCGAAACGTCGCACTGGTTGATGATGGAAGCGGTTTGCCGGTGGATATCTTTGCCGTCGAGGATGTCCTTGATAATCTGGCTCGGTTCTTTGCTTCCGCCTGCGCGATCAGCCTCTTGATCGTGTGCTTGTCCACCTTGAAGCCGTGGACACTGGCATCAGCAGGCCCCTCAGGAACAAGCCGAAGCCCCGCCTTCTCGCCGGTCTTGGCGTAGATCACACCGTGGCCGTCGCATACCTTGCACTTGGGCTGCCGCTTGTAGGGTTGCCCGTCCTTGCGGAACTTCCTCTGCTTGCCTGATCCCGCGCAATCCGGGCAGCACTGCGCCACTGTCTTCTCCACCACAGAGGTGGTGGCGCGGACGGCAGCGGCGAACTCCGACTTGTTCATACGAGGCGTAGGCAGCGGCTTTCCTACCGCATTCACGCCGATGTTAAACATTTGCTTGTGAAGCTCGCGGTCGGTTACCCGACGGCTGTAGACCACGGCGGTCATGTCAGGCCCAGAGTTCAGGTTGATAGGCGTGTCGCCCATCACCTCTCCGACAATCTCGTTGAGGCGGCGTTCGATCTCCTGCTTCTCAGCGCGAAACTGGTCCTCCACTTCAGAGAGAGCATCAAGGTCGATCTTGATGCCGTTCTGTTCAATCTCAACGAGAAAATGAAGCATATCGAACATCAGATCGAAGACTGGGCGGAGTCCTTTGTTGTTTTCCGCCTGCAGGTCGTCTCTCTGGGCCAAGTAGATTTCGGCGGCAGACAACACGTCCGCATCGGCGTACTCGATCATCACATCCAAGGGCATCTGGTCAAAACCGATACCCTTTTTGAAATACTCTTCGGTAACGTCCGACCGTTTACGGGTAACACGCCGCCTTTCCGCAGTGTCCTTCAGGGACAGTCCCAGCCATTGCCCGCGCGCAAGGATGTACTCACCAATCATGGTACACCAGACGCGTTCGGGGAGGTCGAACTCCATTTCCAGAAGCCACTGCACGTCGAACTTGGCGTTGTGAGCGACCAACTCACCACACTCGTTTAGTGCATCCTGCAGCGGCTGACGAGGATCAGGTGCGTCCTTCTCGGCATGGTTCCAGATCAGGCGCTGGGCCTCCCCGATCTGGCCTAACTCGTCGATAACCCTCCAATGGGCGGAGACACAAAAATTGTCTGGGTTGTAAGGGGAGCCATCAAGCTCCCCCCCAACACTTTGCACGGACGTCTCCAGATCGAGGACTATTGCCTTCATTTGCTGTCTCTCTCCTCGCCTTAGAAGCTTTTCAGCTTCTCCCACAACTTTGCCCATCTCGTTTTCGGGGGCTTAGCTGGTTTTTCCTCTTCGTCTCCCGGCAAGCCGAAGAACTCAGCCACCTCGGCAGGCCGACCCGACTGCTCCCACATACGCTTGAGATCTTCCTTGGTCAGCATCCGTAGTACTCCAGTACTCTATTGAACGAAATAAGGAGAGAATGCATTTCCTTGATGTCTTCCTCTAAGAAAGGGGGAAACTCGTCGTATTGCCCCGCCGACGCAAGCGTTCTGTGAAATTCTTGCCGGACAAACTCCCGAGAATCTTTCAGCGCGCCCACTACGATACTATCCGCAGTCTCGCCGGACAGAGGAATCATCAGGGTGCCGTCTTTGATGCACACGTCGTTCATTTCACTCTCCTCACATGCTTTCCGCGTAACCGTTTTGGAACTGGGCGGACTTCAGATACCGCCAGATGGCGCTGGGCGACCCAAGCTTGTCTTGCTCTAGGACCAGTCCCTCCCCATGCCCGAGGTTCTCGATGGTACTATCCGCCAAAAGCTTATGTTGGGTGACGCCGCCTACCACGCGCATTAGGGACTCGTTAGCTGTGGCAGTCACCAGAACGTAGAGATCGGCGTTAGCCCATCTCTTGGCCTTCAGGACCAAGCTGCCGTGCTGGTAGAACGTGGACTTCACGTCGATGGAGACGTCTCCACAGTACATATCGACGCCATCGTCTACGCCAAGGTGATGCGGGGAGTATTCTATGTCGTACAGCTTCGACACCGCCATCTCCGCTCTTACCCCAAGAAAGTCGATGTCCTCGTCACTGCGGTCTTTGTCGCGCCTCTGATTGGCGACACCAGATGCACGAGCCATCTGCCACCGGAAGGCTGCAGCCTGACGGCAGGCAGCCATCTCCGGCTTCGACAACGGAACGAAAATCTCATTCGGCATAACGGGAAATCTCCGGTTGGATGGTGCAGATCAGGGTGCCGTGCCACCCCGAGATCTTGTTCTTCGAAATGGTAAGGAAACGTGAGTTGTCCGGTTCACCGCTCTCGTTGTCGCCAGAGTGCTTGCCTATGCCTATGATTAGGTCTGCCTCGGCGGCCTTACCGATCTTGGACCCCTCCATCATGTCGTAGGTGATGCGGGTCTTTCCGGTGGCGTCGTTAGAAGCCTGAGAGACGCCCCAAATGGCACAGTCGTGCTTCTTCGCCATCTCCCTTAGACGGCGATACAACTCCCTCAGACGCTCATGTGAGGCGTCAAAGCGACCGGCGATGGATACCTTGTCGGCTTGGTCGATGAAAACGACGTCGGGCTTCTCATGGCCAATGTAGGCGTCAATCTTTTCGAAATCCCACTCCTGAGTGTCCTTGAAGATCAGCTGATCCTTCATACGGGCGCGGTAGAGCATCTTTGCCTTTTCTCGGTCCTCGAATATCTCTTCCTTGGACAGCCCGGTCGCAGCGGAGTACGCCCGCACCACAGTCCTTTTGGTGGCTTCTTCGTTGCCGAGCATCATCACCTTGGCCCCTTGATCGACGTAGCCTCCGGGGCTGCAGGCAAGGCTCACGACGAACGCCGTCTTCCCGGTTTCGGGGGTGGCGAAGATGATACCGAACTCGGTGCGGCCAATGCCGTAGACGTGGCGGGCCAGCGTCTCGATGTGGAACTTGAAGCGAGACTCGTCGCCCATATCGACGAGTAACTCGTCCAAGTCCTGCGTCGTAGGCTGTCCGAAGTCATCGGACGCGAAGCCCTCTGCGCTTCGCTCCAGCAGCCTCTGGAGACGCGCCATAGCCTCGTCGTTGCCCTCCGAGACCTCTAGCCCCAGAGTGGCGATCTGCTTGCCTATGTGGCGCTTCCAGAGCGTCTGGATGCTGTCCGAAGCAATCTCCTCGCCAAGCGGGTCAGCCTTGCTGACAGCCTCCACGCAGTCCTCAACCTCGGCGGTGTAGGCGCGGGTTGCCACAGGATTGGACAGCTTCCAGACGGCCAACACCTCGTCCGGGCTGAGATCCTGCTGATACCTCTCGTGAGCCGACTTGATGGCCTCGAAGACTTCTCGGAAATCCTCGGCGAACAGCTCTGCTCGCAGCCGGTCCTTGTGTCGCTCGTAGAACTCGTGGTTCAGAAGCGACTGGAGCATGTTCGTGTCTAGCATCGAACCCCTCGGTGATCTGTTCAGGTAACAAGAGATACCACAGCAGATCACACAAAGAAAGCCCCCAGTCGTCTGACTAGGGGCCTTTTCGGGGGTATGGAGTGTCCGTCAGGAGGTACGGATTTTAAGGTTCCTGATGTCGGGGTGTCCTTCACCCCGGCGCTCCTTGATCACGCACTGCTGGTAGCGGACCCGAGGGTTGCCTCGGGTCAGTTCATGCATCGCCTTTTCCAGACGCTCCTGCTCCTCTGCGGCGTCTGCGAAGCCGCCGGGGAGTTCGTAGTCTATGAGGATCAGTCCCCGCGCTTTCATCCTAGAAGCCTTTCTATCTCGCTCTCGGTGCAGAACTTGAGGTCTTCCTCAAGTAGCACCACTGAAGTAGGCACTCGCGCCTCAACTTTACCCTTCATGGCGACCGCTTTTCTTGAGGCGTCCTTGTCCAGCGCGATGATCACCTTCTGGTACGCCATTAGCTGCGATTTCTGTTCCGACCTTAGCTCGGTGCCTAACAGCGCGCAACCAGAACAGAATGAGAACCTTGAAACAGAACAGGCAGACGCTGCGTCCTCGACCAGTACGGCGGTCTCCCCGCTCCCCACCGTCAGCAGGCCTGAAGTGTCGGCGTAGGCCTTCCACTTCGGCTTACGGCCATCAAGTGACCGCCCGACCGCCCCTCTATCTTCTGGGAAGAAGAACAGGACTCGGTTCTCGGCGGGCGCGTACCGAATCTTGATCAGACCTTCGTCATACGCCCGCCACGAGGACACAGACTCCAGATAGGCCACCACCTTGGGGTGATACTCCGGGCGCGACAGATGCTCGGGGAGGGGCGTAGACCGCCTCTTAACTTCCTCCTTCCCAGACAAGCGAGAGCGTATGGCGTCTGAGTCCATCTCTGCTCCAGCCACCCCCTTCACGGAGCAAGAGGCGCGGAAGCACTGCCACATCCTGCGTCCTTGCCTGCGAGATACCGACAAGGTCTTTCGACCGCCGCAGAAAGGACAGTCGATGCGTCTCTGCTGACCCTCTCTCAGCCGGACAGCGTCGAGGGCCTCCTTCTGTTCGCGGTAGGTGTACATGTCGGTGAAGGTACCTCAGCTACGCCCTGTGGGCAAGCAGAGAGGCGCGTATAGGCCGATTTGTGGCCGATTGACCCTACCTGCAAGCTGCTGCTATGCAAGGATTTATGTAACCCCCCGAGGGTTAGTCCGAACAAGGGATTTGTTAGGTCAACTACTTGTTTTGGAACGATAATTGGGCCTCAGAAGCTGTGGAGTTGCCGAAATTGTCCGGGTTCATAGCAGCTACACCAGCAAAACCGTACGACCACCACACTTGAGGTAACAAAAACCCCGGCTTAGAGCCGGGGCAAAGATGGGCAGCGCAGTCAGAAGTAACCAAATATGCCGCCCAGCGGTACTAGAGGGATGCCAGCGATGCGGATGATCATCTCGACGCCAACGTCGTTGAAAGTGCTTCCGTAAAGACTAAACAGCTTAACGATGTTCATGACCCATCCGACTGCCATCGCAACCCACAGCACCAGAAAGGCACCGACAGCCGCTCCGGTAGCCTTGTCTTTGTTCAGCCTAACACTCATACCAAACCTTCCCTTTCACTAAGGTATTATGTGCGGTCTAGTTCCTACCTTAGCAGATCATCTACTAGATTGCACTATCTATCTTCATCGTTAGAACTTTTCGCCGGGATGAAGTATTCGCAATCAACCGGGTCAGGCGCGATGATGAAAACGCGGTGACAGCCCTTAGCCTCTCTATCGATGTGGCGCAGACATTGGTCTGCTTTGGGGCAGTACTCCCCGGTGCCGCAACGGGCTATGTCGCAGGCTAGGCGCATCACTCATCTCCCTCGTCTTCTCGGGGCGGGGCAACTTCCGGCCATGCCACGCGCTCGGCGAGGCCCCAATGCTCGTGATGGCGCGGGACAGGTCGCGCGCATTTCTCGCACCACTTGTCGAGGCGCTTGCGGCTGCGGGGCAGGCGGCGCATCACGTCGTCACCACCATCAGCATGGACAGCAGCCCGAGCGCCAGCGCGGCAAGGTAGCAGCCGCCGGCCTCAGCCTGCTTCTCCCGCGCGGTCTTGTAGCCGCCCAGCGACGCCGCGAGCAGCGCGAGCGCCTGCATGGCCAGCGCCGCGATCCAAATTAGCAGCGATTCCATCATTTCCCTCCCTCGTCTTGGCGCAAGTAAGTAAACAAATTACGAATAAAAAAGACCCAACAGATGAAGCCAATAAGACCCAAGGGTATTGTCAGCATGTCAACAATCATCGCCTTCTCCCTCGTCTTGGCGCAGGGCGGCGCGGGCGATAGCCCCACACGCTGCGCTACGAGCGCACAAATCCTGCATGTCTTTCAGCGCCTCCCGCAGCCTCTCCACCTCGGCCTCCGCCTTCTCGGCCCGCTGGCGCTCGGCTTCCCGTTCGGCGGCGAGGGCCGCGATTCTCAGCATCAAATCGTCTTCGGAGCGTGCTTGAGGCAGCGGCCTTCGGCTGAGGGGGTATTCTCTGTCGGAACAGTGGCAGGGGACTCCCGGAATCCCGCCCCCGCAGTATGGACATGCGACATAGGTCATGCGTCCTCCTCGGCGATGAGAGCCTTGAGGATAGTGATGAGCCATGCGCGGGCGGGGTCGCAGTCTGCAAAGCCGCAGAAGCAATCCACCGGCTTCGTGCGCCTCAGAACAACCTCGCCATCAAGGCTGAATGTCTCGAAGGAGACATAGCCATATGGCAACACCACCTCGTGCAGCGCCTTGGCGGCGTCGAGGGAGCCAGTATAGGCGGACCAAGCGTTGGCGGCGTTGTGGTTTGATTGGAAGAGTGGTGGTAGCACTTCCAGCGCGTCACGAAAATCTGGAAAAACCAACTGTCCGTCAGCAGCCTCCACCTTCCCCAGTAGGTAGGTCAGTGCTTGCTTGCGGTCGGTCATGTCATTCACTCCTGATAGCTTGCGAACCCGCTCGGCGCTCGTGTCGATCTCGTCGCTCATTCGTCGTCTCCTATCGTCTGTCGCGGGCGGCGAGGGCTTTCGCCCTGTCCAACGGGGTGGTCGATCATCCATTTGAGCGCCTGCCAAACGACCTGATGCGCGCGCTTTTCCGCGTCGTATTCATCATCCTCCACAATGTCGGCCAAGTCTGCCATGAGA